ATGAAGAAAGTCTTTCTTCTCTTAAAGAAGATGTTCAAAGTATTGGAACTAGAGTTAAAAAATTATTAGAAGAAGATCTACCAGAATATCAAAAGTTTTTTGCTGAGACTGAATTAAAAACTGAAGACAGAATTGAAGAAAGTGAGAAGAAAGTTCAGGACGCAGTAACATCAATAGGAGAAAAATATAAAGATAATATTAGTGAAGTAGAACAACGTTTTGAAGAACGGGCTAATACTTATAAAAAAGATTTAGTAGAATCTAAATTAAAAGCAGAAAGCACCTCTGGATTATTAGCAAAAGATATTGTTGCTTTAGATAAAAGAATAGATTCTATTTGTGAGGGAGTTACTACTCTTCAAGATAATATTGATAGTAAAGATGGAATAATAAAGAATGTTTTATCTGATCAACTTTCTAAAATAGAAACAGTAGTTAAGGAGTCTAAAGCTCTTGCGAATAATTATAGAAAAGATTTTAGAAATCGTGAGATAGAAAGTGATAAAAAATTAGAAGAATACTTTACTAAACTGGAGTCTTTTTCAAAAAGAGTTTCGGGAGTAGAGAATCACCTTACAGAAAATATTTGCGATATACAAGAGAATTTAGATACTAGTACCTCTACATTCTTTAACGAATTAAAGAGTGAAGTAGATCTTTTCCAAGAAGATTTTTCTAAAAAGGTTAAGGATCTTAAAGTTGATTTTACTGTTAATGAAAAACATATTGAAAAGTTAACAAAAGAGTGGGAGCATGTAGTAGAGACTATAGATGTAGAGGATCTTGTAAGAAGAGTTACTGAGATAAATGAAAAAAATCTATCAGGTGTAAAGAGTGATTTAGAAAAACAAGTTAAGACTTTAGAAGAAAACGTTGGTTCATTTAAAGAAGAAAATAAACTTCTTCAAGAAGGTCTTTTAAATATTCCTCCTGATGTAAAAAACTCTGATCCTCTTACTCCATTAGATCAGGAG